GGAATGGTACTATCGCTAGCACTGCTGAGCATATTGCTGTTTTCAGTGCCTTTACTGAAGGGATGCAGTTGTTTAGTTCTTTTATCATGTTGCTTAATTTTCCTCGTCACGGCATAATGAAAGGTATGGGGCAAATTGTTACTTGGTCAATTGTTGATGAAACAATGCACTCAGAGAATATGATTCGACTTTTCAAAGAATATGTTAAGGAAAATAATGAAATTTGGAATGATGAACTGAAAGGAAAGATCTATACTATTGCTGAACGCATGGTACAGCTGGAAGATAAGTTTATTGATCTGTGTTATGCTAATGGTGATATGCGTGAATTATCAGCAGCTGATGTTAAACAATATATTCGATATATCGCAGATCGTCGTCTTATCTCTCTAGGTATGAAGGGAATATTTAAGGTAAAGAAAAATCCACTTCCATGGGTTGAAGAGATGATCAATGCACCAGTCCACGGAAACTTCTTTGAGAATCGTGTAACTGACTATGCTAAAGGTGCGCTGTCTGGCTCTTGGAATGACGTATGGGGCAAAGCAGCATGATAGTAAAACAATTTCAATGCCCATCTTGTGCGGCAGAAGGAAAAATTACAGTAAAGGGTGATGACTTTAATTTTGAAGATATTGTTTATTGCCCTTTATGTTCAGCTGATATTTACGAAGAAGAGGAACTTGAAGACGAGGACTAAATAGTCCACTATGTGGACATTTAATAATATAATCGTTGAAGAGTTACCTGAAGACTGCGTTGGCTTTGTTTATTTAATTACGAACAAGGCCAACAGTCGCATGTATATCGGTAAGAAGTTATCCAAGTTTAGTAAAACTTCTTATAAAATGGTCAAGTTAAAAAATGGAACTAAAAAGCGAAAAAAGATTAAGTCTAAAATAGACTCTGATTGGCTGGAATATTATGGTTCAAGTTTAGAGCTAAATAAAGATATAGAGTCTCTGGGTAAGGAAAACTTTACTCGAGAGATTTTATTTTTTTGTAAATCAAAAGCTGAGTGTTCGTATGTCGAAGCACGAGAGCAATTCGGGAGAAAAGTATTAGAATCAGATGACTATTATAATGGGCAGATTTCTGTCCGAGTCCATGGTTCTCATATTAAAAACAGGTTATGACATATCTACTATTCGGAACAGCATTAGCGTTGTCGGCTTGTGCTGCTTATTATTCTATTATGGGATTGGTTGCCATATTTGCAGCAGCAGCCATTCCTATTTTCATCATGGGATCACTACTTGAAGCATCAAAGTTAGTAGTTGCCTCATGGTTATATCGCAATTGGAAAGAAGTCCCAGTATTGATGAAATCATACTTTACTGTGTCTTTAATTATTTTGATGATGTTAACTTCAATGGGTATCTTTGGTTATCTATCAAAGGCACACTTGGATCAAGCAATACCAACTGGTGATGTTTCTGCCAAATTGGCATTAATTGATGAGAAGATTAAAACCGAAAAGGAGAACATAAATGCAAATCGTAAAGAACTTACTCAACTGGATGCACAAGTTGATCAAACCCTCAGTAGAACAACCGAAGCCAGTGGAGCCGATCGTTCCATTTCCATTAGACGAAGCCAGCAAAAAGACCGTAACAGAATCCTCAACGAAATCGGTCAAGCGCAAGCCAAGATCGCCAAGTACAACGAAGAGCGTGCGCCAATCGCCAGCGAAGTCCGCAAAGTCGAAGCCGAAGTCGGTCCAATAAAATATATTGCAGCATTATTATATGGTGATAACCCAGAAACTGATGTATTAGAAAAAGCAGTTCGTTGGGTTATCATTATGATTGTGCTAGTGTTTGATCCACTGGCTGTTTTATTATTAGTTGCCGCAAACTGGCAACAAAAACGCGAACGAAATGAAACTGAAACAAAAGAAATTTTTATTGATGAGGGTGAGTTGCCACCTGTATCTGACGAAATTAACCAAACAGAAATAATTGAACCAATTAAAGTTGAATTAACAGATGATGTTCCTGTTTGGGAAGAAATGCATGTTAGTATTAAACCTGAAGAACATCCAGTTGAACATACTGTTGCTGGTTACTCACCAGCGCAAGTTACTGATGAAGAATTGAATATAACTGTTGATGAAACTAAAGATTGGGAACCAAATCTATATAATCGTTTAGAAAAGCGTGATGAATCATTACCAGAAAAGACCCAATCCTTTCTGAATAAAGCAAAAGAAGTATTTTCAAGTATTGGTATTAAAACCATTGAAAAAGAAGTAGACGAGCTGCAAGATAAAAAACCTAAATAGATACGTATATAGAATATACATATTTTTTAGGCAAAAAAGGTAGCAAAAAATGGCAGAAGTAAAAGTAGAAACAAAACCTCTTTCTCGTTCTGAGAGAGAAGCACAGATTAAAGACAAAGCTGGTTTAGTAATCTGCGTTTTGGCAGCATTACTTGCCATCAACACACTAATGGGTGGTTCAAACTCTAGTAAGATTTTGAACAATACTATTGAAGCAAATAATACTTGGGCATTTTACCAAGCAAAAGCAATCAAACAAACATTGGCTGAGCAGTCTCTAGATGATGCTATGTATCGTAACGATAAAGTAAAAGCCGAAAAACTACAGGCAAAAATTGCTCGTTATGAATCTGATCCAGCTACTGGTGAAGGTAAAAAAGAATTGATGGCAAAAGCAAGAGGATTGGAAGCAGGCAGAGCGGAAGCAAAAGCACGCAGCCCTTTCTATACTTACGCTGGTTCGTTATTTCAAATCGCAATTGTTCTTCTAACAGCATCAATTTTAGCAGTAAACATGCGTATGTATTGGGCAAGTATTGGCGTTGGTGTCACTGCTGCAGTATTAATGTCCCAAGCATTGTGGTTATGGATTCCTATAACACTATAATAAAAGGTAATTCAAATGTACAAAAGAATCGCTACAGCGGTGCTTTTTGTCATGACTACATCACTTGCGGTGGCAGATCCCATCGTAACCGACTCGACTTCAAGAAGCACGACAGACTCTAACTCTACTAGCACAACTACAGTTAAGTCCCCACCCCCAACTGCTGTTGCACCAGCAGTTACTGTTATTAACTCTGATGTTTGCGCAGTAGGTGTATCTGGCGCAGCACAAACTCAAATCTTAGGCATCAGCTTTGGTTCAACCATGGTTGATAAAAACTGCGAACGATTAAAACTTGCTCGTGGCATTTACGACATGGGTATGAAAGTTGCTGCAGTTGCTATTATGTGTCAAGACGAACGTGTATTCTCAGCAATGATGAATGCAGGAACTCCTTGCCCAGTTGATGGTAAAATTGGCGAGTCTGCCAAAGAGATTTGGGCTGCAGCACCAGATCGCCAACCACAGAAAGTTAAGAGCAAGGAATAACCAATGAATTTGGTTTCTGTCCTTGCTGTCGTAATTTTGGCAGCAGGTCTTGGCACCTGCTCAGTCAAAGCACAAACTCCAATGCAATCACCAAATTTAATTGGTGCTCCATATAGTACTCCAACAGGAACAACTGCATATACTGGGACTGGTGGTGGATACTCTGGTGGTAGTCAGCCTGGATATAACTCCAGCACCAATACAATATATTTTGGTTATACTCAATCAGCTGCTGCTTACACTTATGCATTTAACGAAGCATTAAGAAATAGTGGCATGACAATTCTTGGTTATAACTACTCATGGAGTTATTTAAATCAAGGGCAAACATCTGGTAATCTTACAGCTGCGGTAAACTTTGCTGGTACCAATGGAACTTCTCTACATTCAAAAAATTGGGTTCTAGGAACAACAACTGATTGGACTAATATTTCTGGAACAGAAACATTTGCTAACAATGGAATGGCAGTATCAAGTATTGCTAATTTCTCTTTAACATTTAATGGTAAAGATTCTCGTTTCTGGGCAGGATATTATGGACCACAAGTTAAAGATCCATCCTTATCGCTAAATTATACATTTGATCGATGTTCATCTGACCCACTATCAAGCCCATCATGTCCAGGTTATGCTGCTGCTTATCAGGCTCAGCAATGTGTAGCAAATCCGCTCTATAATACAAGCTGTCCAGGTTATGCTGCTGCGTATCAGATTCAACAGTGCACAATCAACCCTTTGACTGATCCAACTTGTCCTGGATATGCCACTGCTTACTTAAATTATCAGTGTTCTGTTAATCCACTGTACAGTACTACATGTCCAGGATATGCGCAAGCGTACTTAGATGATCAATGTATCAAAGATTCTTTATTCAGTAAAGATTGTAAAGGATATGCAACTGCTTATGCTATTAAGTATTTGGTCACAGGCATTGATTCAACAGTAGTGAATCAATCATTGTCTAATACTGCTGCAACTAAAGCAAATGATCCAACTACAGTTAAAGTTGCAACTAATATAGCAACTACAACAGTTAATACTGACGGAACAGTTTCTACTGGTGTTTCAGCAACAGGCAGCACAACAGTTGATAAAGCAATTGCTGCACCTCCACCAACTGCTAACTCTGCAGCTTCACCTGCTGCACCTGTTCAATTAGCACCACCTGCACCTGCACCACAACAAATGTCGCAAAATGAACCAAGAGGTGGTAATAAACAAGAGGATAGAAAAGATGATGCTCCGAAAGGCACTGGAGGCAGTTCTCCGCCACCGAATACTAATACTGCTCAAGCATCATCTGATAAACCAGCAGCACCAACAGCTCGACAAGAAATTCAAGCAAGAAGAGAAGCAGCAGCAAAAGCAGAAGCAGTAGAAAAAGGTAAAAATCTTGCTGGCGAGATGGGTAAGGCATCAGACTTAGAAGCACAAAAAGCAGTACAAAATGTTGTGATTCAAGCCATGGGATTTACTCCTGGATTTGATGCATATAGTAGACAAATGATAGTTCAACAACAGTTTTATCCTGTTGTATCAGTTTATAACAATCAAAAGAATATTGATAATCGTTACACAGCAAGAATGTTTAGTGGTACTGATAGACTTCACAATGAAATGGTGGAGAAACAATATGAAGGTAGATAATGGATCCATTAACACTATTTGCTCTTGCTAATGGTGCAGTATCAGCAGTAAAGGCTGGGTGTAAACTATACAAAGACATCAAAGGCGCAGCTGGAGATGTAAGAGATGTTCTTAAAGATCTTGATGAACAGTTTCATAAATTACATCCACCTGAGAAACCACCTACTATTGAACAACATAATGCTTTTGTAAAAGAAAAGAATCGTGTTATTGAGTTGAACAAACGTGATGGTGAAACAGCTGGAATTTATACTGAGATCGGTGAGCATCTTGGTACATACTACGATAATTATCATAAGTGCATGACTATCTTTGAAGAAGAAGAAAAGCGTAGTAAAAACGAAGTTTATACAGGTGATGCTAGTTTAGGCAAACGAGCATTACAAAGAGTTTTAATGAGAAAGCAACTAGAGCAAATGGGCACTGAGTTGCGTGAAATCATGGTATATCAAAGTCCACCTGAACTTGGTGCACTATACACTGAAGTTGAAGAGATGATGGAGATTATGGGAAAGCAGCAAAAAGGTCTTATCCTAAAACAAATGAAACAACATGAGATTGATGAAAAAAGAAGAAAACAAAAATTACATCAATTACAGATTAATATATTAATTGGTATTAGTGCGATAATAGTTTGTTGTGGTGTTGGTTTAACTCTGTCATATGTTGTAGAAGATAGGATAAAAAAGTATCCACAGTATGGTGATGGGTGGGTACCAAAAAGTGATTTACAAAGACAAAAAGAATCCCAAAAACAAATTTACGTAGGAAGATAAAAATGGCAGAAGAAATTAAAGACGTCAACGCTAAGATTGACGATTTAGAAAATGCAGCAAAGAAGTACGCTAGTAAAGACACAGTTATCTCTATTGGTGGGTATGAGTTCACACCTGCTAAATTGATGGTTGCTTTTACTATTGTTTCTTCTACGCTTGGTGGTTTGTATGGCGCATTTGAAGTTTACAAAGACTATCAAGGTATGAAGAAACGTATCACTGAATACGTGGCTCCAGACTTGTCAGAATTGAACAAGAAAATGGAAATCACTATGCAGAACAGCGAAAAATCTGTTCAGTATACTCAAGATATCAAGAACGATCTTAAACAAGATATCCGTCGTCTAGAAGGTGTTGTAGATAGCGTTGAGCGTAGTTCTAAACAAAGCCAACGTGAATCTGACAATGCAGTTAAAGACGTTCGCGATGAACTGCGTAGAAATGGTAAGGAAACTGATCAGGCTCTAAAGAATATCGAGCGTTCTGTAGATGTTAAGATTCAAAGAGCACTAGATAATCCTTTGGCTAAATAGAGGTGAATCCGTATTTTTTCTTTGATATGGTAGCATATCTTATGTTAGAATATTATTTTTTACCTTACAAATTGATTGGAATGACAAATGAAAAAACTCTTACTAATAGCACTTTGTGCCCTAAGTCTTAATGCGTTAGCATGGACTCAACGTCAACCAGAACCAGTTGCTAACTGCGCTACTCATAGTCCTTATGGATGGCCAGTTGCAAATCCAGCTGTTCAACCAATCTGCCGTCAAGCATATCTTGTTGGGTATGATGCTCCAGCAAAATTGCCACGTTATGTAAGTTATACTTTGTTACCACAAAATGCATTAGGATGTGTTGCTCGTACCAACGCTTTTGCTGCAGACCAATCAGTTGTAGGTGGTGCAGTTCCCGCTGACTATGCTGGTACTGGATATGATAAAGGTCATATGAGTCCTGATGGCGATTTATCTTGGGATACTCAAGTTGAGTTTGAATCATTTTTAATGACTAATATGAGCCCACAGGCTGGAAGTTTAAATCGTGGTATCTGGAAGTTATTAGAAACTTCAGTACGTGGTTGGGCTGTTCAGCATAACCAGAGTTTCACAATTATTGCTGGAGGCATATACAATGCTCAAGACAAGAAGATCGGCAGTGGCGTCATTGTTCCACATAGTTTTTACAAAATTGTTATCAATAATCAAACCAAAGAAGTAGCTGCATGGGAATTCCCTCACGTAGCACCATATCCTAATTTGGGTAACGATCTAACTAAATTTCGTAAACCAATTGCTCAGCTTCAAACAGAAGCTGCTGTTGCATATTCATTCCCAGCTGGCGCAAAAGAATTAGCACCTGGAGCTGAATGGCCAGTAGACTTTGGTGCTCTTACTAAAGCAAAACGTGCTAAGTGTGGCGCAACTGCATCGGATGATTAATATGTTTAGTACAGAAGAAGGCTGCCCAGTTTGCGGTGGCAAACATCCAAAGAAATAAATGGCATACTCAGATAAAGTTATTGACCACTATGAGAATCCACGCAATGTGGGATCTCTAGATAAAGATGATCCATCAGTTGGTACTGGAATGGTTGGCGCACCAGCGTGCGGTGATGTGATGAAACTTCAAATTAAAGTAGAAGAAGGAATTATCACAGATGCTAAATTCAAAACGTATGGTTGTGGCTCGGCTATTGCATCGAGTTCACTTGTTACTGAATGGGTCAAAGGGAAAACGCTTGACCAAGCAGGAAACATTAAAAATAGCGAGATTGCTAACGAACTTGCCCTCCCGCCAGTTAAGATTCACTGCTCTATACTTGCGGAAGATGCGATTAAGGCAGCGATACACGACTACCAATTAAAGTGTGCATGCTCATGATTACAATAACAGAATCTGCAAAAAAACAACTTGATGAAATCCTTATGGATGAACCAAATGGAAAATACGTAAGAGCATTTATCTCTGGTGGGGGATGTTCTGGTTTCAATTACGGATTTACTATTGAAGAAGAAAAGGAAGAAGATGATTTTGTCATTGATAACCTCGTAGTTGATGCTCTTAGCATGACCTACTTTGATAATGCTACTATTGATTTTACTAGAGATAAACTAAAAGGTTCGCAATTCGTCATTAGTAATCCTAATGCAAAATCTACTTGCGGATGTGGCAGTTCTTTCAGCGTATGATATGAAAAAACTCGCATTGTTTATGCGCCATCCTGAATGTTCTAAGGATTGTGCATATGCAATGGTGCATGCTCTATCTTCTGATTATCAAATAAGAATATTTTCTGAAGATGAATTAGACGATGATACTTTCTTTGAGCATCTTGATGTTATTGCTTTTCCTGGTGGGATTGGCGATAGCGACACGTATCCTAATTTCTTCACTAGAAGAAGAGCGAATAAAATCGCCGAGTTCATATCAGGTGGTGGTCACTACCTTGGTATTTGCATGGGTGCTTATTGGGCTGGAAGTCGCTACTTTGATATTTTGGATTATGTAGATACAGAGCAATATATTAAGCGTCCAAACGCTGACATAAAAAGGAGCTACGGAACTGTAGCTCCAGTCACATGGAAAGACCAAAAAGAAAATATGTATTTCTATGATGGTTGTGCTTTGATTGGTGATGAAACAAAATTTAAAACAATCGCTAAATATGCTAATGGTGATCCAATGGCAATCATCCAAGGCAGGATTGGTTTGATTGGTTGTCATCCTGAAGCACCTTTGTATTGGTTTGAGAAACCATGGCAATACATAAATAAATACTACTCTGGTGATCGTCACCACAAATTACTATTGAACTTTGTCAATGAACTTACGGAGAAATAAATGATACTTGTAGCAACATGGGTTACTGTTGG